AACACCTTTAACACATGAATTAAGGCGTATGGGAATACCTGTTACTGCCTATACACCAAGCAGAGGACAGGATAAAGTAGCAAGAATGAATAGTGTTGCACCTATATTTGAATCAGGAATGGTTTGGGCACCAGAGGACGATTTTGCAGACGAGGTAATTGAAGAAATGGCATCCTTTCCTTTTGGCGATTACGACGATTATTGCGACAGTGCTACAATGGCTTTAATGAGGTTTAGACAAGGCGGATTTATTTCATTATATGAAGATTACCAAGATGAGGTGAAATTATTAAAGAAGAACAGAACGGTATATTATTAAAAACTTTTGCAACTAGGTTTATATGGGATGGCATAGAATATATGGGTCCTTTGATACACGCTCCTAGTTTAGAGTATGCAAAATTAATCGCAGAGTATCATGGTCTTTTGCTAGATGGTGAATTAGAGGCTATCATAGGAGCTGAGGTTGGTTTTACTGAAAACCTAAACGATAAGGTAATACATTAATATGGCTATTGATAAATTAGGAACAGAGAACGATCCAGACATAAAAGTACAAGGATCAGCAGTCAACATAGTGCCTGACACCACTAGAGAAGAAGAAATACAAGCAGCAGCACAAATACTTGTAGATAATGAACAAGTTTTGTTAGACGACGAAATCACAGCTCCCATGCAACCACAAATGAGTTTTGATGGTAATTTGGTTGATTTCATAGATGAAAATACACTACAGAAAATATCTAATGATCTTTTAGATGCAATAGAATCAGATAAACAGTCAAGATCCGAATGGGAAAAAACTTACACCGACGGCTTAAAATATCTAGGAATGAAGTTTGATGAAATGCGATCACAACCATTTGAGGGTAGTTCTGGCGTGGTTCATCCAATCTTAGCCGAAGCTGTAACTCAATTTCAGGCACAGGCTTATAAAGAAATGTTACCCGCAAAAGGTCCAGTGAAAACAGAAATTGTTGGTGCTAGAACTATAGAAACAGAAAATCAAGCAGAGCGTGTTCAAGAATTTATGAACTATTACATAATGAATGAAATGGATGAGTATGATCCAGAGCTAGATCAGATGCTATTTTATTTACCCTTAGCTGGCTCTTGCTTTAAAAAAATATACTTTGACTTTGTGTTAAACAGAGCAGTAGCAAAATTTATTGCACCAGAGGATCTAATTGTTCCTTATGAAGCAGCAGATATAAGTTCAGCTGAAAGAATAACACACTCTATAAGCATGTCTGCTAATGAAATAAAAAAACAACAAGTTACTGGTTTTTACGCAAACGTTGATATTGGTTCTGGCTCTTACTCAGAGGATATGGACGACATTAGTGAAGCCATTGATGAAATACAAGGCATATCTCCATCTTACAAAGAAAACCGTAACAGAACAGTCTACGAAGTGCATACGGTACTAGATATAGAAGGTTTTGAGGATTTAGACCAACAAGGTATGCCAACAGGTTTAAAATTACCATACATAGTGACTATTGAGGAAGATTCACAGAAAATATTATCTATTCGTAGAAATTACAGAGAAAATGATTTATTAAAAAATAAAATTAATTATTTTGTTCAATATAAATTTTTACCAGGCTTAGGTTTTTATGGTTTAGGCTTATCACACATGATTGGTGGCCTATCAAAAGCATCCACGTCAATTTTAAGACAGTTAATTGATGCAGGCACTCTTGCTAATTTACCAGCTGGTTTTAAAGCCAGAGGCATGCGTATAAGAGACGAAGATGATCCTCTACAACCAGGTGAGTTTAGAGACATTGACACAACAGGCGGATCTTTACGAGAAAACTTAATCCCTCTTCCTATTAAAGAACCAAGCAATGTACTAATGCAGTTATTAGGCATTTTGGTTGATTCTGGTAAAAGATTCGCCGCTATAGCTGACATGAACGTTGGTGACATGAATCAAGCCATGCCTGTAGGAACAACTGTCGCTTTATTGGAGCGCGGTACTAAAGTTATGAGTGCTATTCATAAAAGATTACATTATGCACAAAGAATAGAGTTTGGACTGCTAGCTAAAGTATTCAGTGAATATTTACCTCCAGTCTATAATTATCAAGTCGGTAGCGGTCCAGGTGAAGTAAAACAAATGGATTTTGACGACAGAGTAGACATAATACCTGTTTCAGATCCTAATATTTTTTCACAAAGCCAAAGGGTTACATTAGCTCAAGAGCTATTACAAATGGTTCAATCTAATCCAGAGATACATGGTCCAATGGGTATATATGAGGCGTATAAACGTATGTATGCTGCTCTAGGTGTAGATAATGTTGATGCACTATTGCAACCACCACCAGATATGACTCCAAAGCCTATTGATGCAGGGCAAGAAAACGCTGGTTTGTTATTAGGACAACCCGCTCAAGCATTTCCAGAACAAAATCATCAAGCACACTTAGAAGCTCACAAG